AAACAAAATTGATGTATTGTCATCTATTGTAACCCATTTCTTGAACAATTTATAAAGCAAATTATCTGGTTCTGGCTCTGGAAATATATCCCAAAATAATGAAGTTGCTAATCGGGCTAAATCAAATGAAGGATTAGGTCTTATTTCTGGTTGCTTAGGAATATAGTAATCACCATAATTATACTGTCCTCCAGCTTCTTCTTCAACATAGAAATGGTCACTCATAAAAAGCTTAGGTTCTTTCATTCCTGTAAGTTTAATAGATGCAACGCCACGCTCAAAGTCAATGATCTTGATAGTATAACCAAATGTAGGGACACGGTATAATATTCCTCCACAATTATAGTAATAAAACTCGACTGTTGTGGGAACATACATGATATTATTTGCATGAAGATCATTATGAGTAAGACCAATCGCTCGTTGAGCATAAGCAAGTGCAAACATAACTTGTGAAATCCACGCTAAATGTTTTTCAGTTTGAGGATTCATCATCATTAACTGATAAAGCGTTCCTTCGCATTTTTCCATAACGGTTACATGAACAGGAACGTTCTTAAAGGTTGCCCATGCAAATGGTTCATAAGATTCATCATCTTCATTATCTTCTTCGTCTTCCTCATCTTCACAGTCACATGATTTTACTGCAAAAACATATGATGTAGATACTGAAGAAGAATCTGAATCGTTATCCGGTATTTCTTCTTCATCATGAAATACTCTATTAATATCAGCCATTTCAACTTCACCAGTATTATTAGTTTCTAGTTGCTCTACCTCTTCAAGTTCAATATTTTCACCGAGTTGAATAGAAAGTCTGGCTGTACGTGTATGCTTAAACTCATTGGATTCTTGAATATCATCAGAAAGTTTAATATCAAATAACTTACCAATATTTTGTGAGAACCATGTTCGTTCAGATAGTTCACCATAGTCATCAGATATATCAATTGTATGTTGATGAGTTGTACCTGTGAATACACCATATACCTTTGGAAAATGAATACATCCAGTTTGAGATAAGACAGTAGATATAATTGACCCTACATAAGCGGCATTATTAGTATTGTGTAATTTATGCATTGCATGAGTAGCTTGTTCAATTGAGGTTGGTAGACCCAATGTTGTGCCATACTCTCCTCTCATCCATTTGTAGGGTGATAATAGCATAGTTGTTTTTCGGTATATGTCTAGATTATTGCCATTAATAGTTCTTATTTTAGATGGGCTCGAGACCATACAAACCTCATCATTCAATTTAATCCCATATTCATTTATACATTCAAGAGTGGACGACTTGAAAAGTTTTTCAATGGGAGGAAAATATGGTTGAATATTTGCAAGATTCCAAAATGTAGAAGCCGACGATATAAGAAGTGATAGATCGTATTTATGAATAGAAAGTGTAATATGAGAACTTCTTAACTCACTATTCGAATTCTGCTTTGTACGTTTTACCATATTATAGAATTGTGTTAAAGCATAATCAAAAACTTCACGCGATAGTATTAATATGAACTTTAATATTAAAAAATTCAGCATGGACATGATCCGTGATAGATGTGCATTGGATTCAAAGAAGGCGCCAATGATTGTCTTAATTGGTAAACGTGATACAGGCAAATCATTCTTGGTACGAGATGTACTGGCAAATACTAAGGATTGTTTTCCTATTGGAACTGTTATTTCGGGTTCAGAGGTAGCAAGTCCGTTCTTTCAAGATTTAGTTCCTGCTAAATTGATTCATGACAAGTATAATCCTGCAATTGTTATGGGTTCAATTAAGCGTCAAATGGCTGTTAAACAAGCAAGAAATCGTGAAAATAGAGGTGGTGGTAATTCTAATGTAGATCCTCGAGCATTTCTTATTTTGGATGATTGTTTATATGACAAGACATGGATGAATGAGGAGTCAACTAGATATGTTTTTATGAACGGTCGTCATATTGATTTAGCAACAATGATTACTATGCAATATCCACTAGGTGTTCCTCCTAATTTGAGAACTAATATTGATTTTGTCTTTATTCTTCGTGAAAACGTTATCGGTAATCGTAAACGTATCTACGATAATTATGCTGGTATGTTTCCAACCTTCCAAATGTTCTGTCAGTTTATGGATCAATGTACTGAAAATTTTGAGTGTTTAGTCGTGTGTAATGGTATTCAATCTAATAAACTAGAGGATCAAGTATTTTGGTATAAGGCATCAGAACATCCACCATTTAAGATGTGTGATGATTCATTGTGGGCCGATAATCGACCATTTGCAAGCTCAATGTTAGCAGCAGATGAATATTCTCCTGATAAAATGAAGCGAAAGGCAACAGATCCGTGGGTAAAGGTTAAAAAAGAGGATGATGTAAAAAGACGTTAATGCTTACGAGTCTTACGAGCCTTCTTGCTCTTTCCCCCCTTGCGAGTTTTACGTTTACGTCCACCCATTCTAGCTAGCTGAGCAGTTAATGAATCTACTTCTGCATCATCTTGAGCAACACTTACTCTTGCAAACAAGGATGAAAGTTCATCAATTTGTGGTTGAAGTTTAGTAGAGTTCTTTTTTGCTTGAATGCGAGCTAATGTAGCATTCTTCTTAGCCTGAAGTTGGGCAGCATATTCCGCTCCTTTTGAAGTAAGACTTCTTGAACGTCGATCAGTATCCATTTGTAATACCAACAGAAATTACGCATCACGAATGGCTCCTTCTGATGGATGAAGTGGAGTATTAAATTGCTCAGTAAGATCTGTTAGATCCATAACGCCAGAATCTCTCTTTGAGTCTTCAAGAGCCTTCTTCTTTCGTGCCTCATTTTCCTTCTTCTGTGTTTCAATCTTTTGCTGCTTTTCTTCTTCAAAGAAGATATCGCGATTTACGGAATTCTCTTTATATTTACGCATTAGCTCATTGAGTTCCTTCTCAGCATATTCAACCTCAGGCATCATATGCTCAGATGGGTCCCATGGTAGCCAGCAACCAACCTTACCAATGTAAAGATTATCGCGAGGATACTTGCGCTGAAGTACCTTAGCATATTGCTGACACTCTTCTAGATTTGCAAACACGCGGCGAATCTTTACACCACGAACGTTTGTACGAAAATTAACCTTCTCCGTAAACTGAGTCTCCAAATCCTTATCGTTCTACAAAAGAAAAACTTGATACTGTTCGTGAATATCAGTCTTCTTAATCTCTTCATTATGAACTTTTGTAAACTCTTGAAGATCACCCATTAGATCTTCAACCTTTAGAGTATACTTCTTTGAAAGGAAGGCCATTAGATGTTCCATACCCTTTACCTTCCAGTCATATTCAAGCCACTTAATAAACTCTTCGTTCATAAACTCAGATTTCTGTTTAATAGTATTTTCCGGTGAAAGAAATGAAATAATTGAATAACGCTGAGTAGGAACCTCAGGATCCTCTTCAAGATAATCAATTAGACTTCCATCATCTTCGACTTTAGGTAGTTCTTCGCGAGGCATTTATTTATTAATGACGTCGTCTCTTAAAGTCGGTTGTTTAGCGCGGCTTATATGTAAAAATCATACAATAGCCACTATTACCTATAGTTTTAGACTGAAATAACCAGTGAAAATCGGGCAAACATTTATCATTTTGCCACCAAGTTTCATGGTCATCACCTCGAAAATAAAATCCAGTTAGCATTTGCTATTTAATTCACGGGATATTTAAACTTTAGTATTAGCTTTACACTCTCCAATACCCTTTGTTTGTTGCATCATGATAGGTGCAGGACAATTTTTACAAGGGCATTTTTCATGCTCAAATCCAAGTATATGTCCTATTTCATGACTAACCATATATTGCCTGTAATTATCTAATGTTAGTTTAGAAGCAGATGCGCCATTAAACCATCTGTCTGCATTCAAGTAAATAAATCTACCATTAAGTTCTGCACATGATAAATTACCAGGTAATCCACATATCTTCTTGATTGTAGCAGGTGATGATAGTCTTATATGAACACTTTCTCCAGTTTCAGTAGGTTCAAAAAAATAACCATGCTTTGACCAACCATCTGGGTCATTCAAATAAATTCCTATATAATACCCAATTTGAACTGGGATATATATGTTATATTCCTTTATGACATCCAAATCAACTGTAACTTTATATTTAATATTCTTCATTGGAATAATTATCTAAAGTCTTGTATAAAATGCCTGAAGTTAAACAAGCAGCTTCGCCTGGAATTGATATGGGAGATTTAGTTAGTCGTGCAGTGAAATATGGTCTAGAGGGCTTGGTAGTTGCTATTGCGGCATTTTGGCTTCCCAAGTTTATGGGAGGTAAGTCACTACCTCTTTCGCAGATTGGTATGATTGGTCTAGTTGCCCTCGCTACGTTTGCCATTCTTGATGTATATGCTCCCTCTGTAGGCGCATCTGCTCGTACTGGCGCTGGTTTTGGTATTGGCGCACACCTAGTTGGCTTCCCGTAAATTGAAAAAGTTAATACCTTCTCTTTTTTTGTATTTAGATTCGCTCCATAATTGAGTCCATAATAAGACGAACCTGTTCACGTGGAATATCGCCATAACTAAAGACAGCCCCTCGTGCTCCACGATCTTCAGGATCTTCATATTCGTCAACGATAATCTCTATCTTAGCACGACGATTTGAATTTGGTCGTTGAATACGAAGAGTCCATATATTCTCTCCATGATATCGAAGCTTATAATTAAGTTCGACATTAGGGAGTACATTATTTTTAACTTCTTGAATGATTGAGCGCATATCTACGCTACCAGTCTCATATTGCGGTTCTTGAGGAATTGTTACCATCATAAAATTGATTGAAAATGTGTTTAGGGTATAAACACTACTGAATGCAGTGGGACATATGAATCCGTTTTTAACGAGTCTAGCTTTAAATAGCAATGGATACTTATAAGAAGAAGGCAGTACCAAAGGCTATTCGAGAACAACTTTGGATTCAAAAGGTTGGTCGAAAATTTGAAACTAAATGCAAGACATCATGGTGTCGTAATAAAATTAATGTCTTTGATTTTCAAGCAGGACATGATGTTCCAGAATGTAAGGGTGGAACAACAGATATAACAAACCTACAACCAATTTGCTCAAGATGTAATTCATCAATGGGAAGTCAATATACCTTTAAAGAATGGTGTAACAAAGGTAAACAAGATTCAAAATGGATTAAATTATTAAAAAGCATTGGAGCGTTATGGACATATTCAGATACAAAGGAAAGTGGTACAAAATCGCGCCAAAGGCTTACGAGCCCGAACGTCAAACAGCCGAAGTAGCTTGGGCTCAAATACGTGAACCATTGATTACACCTCAAGAAGTATATCGCAAATTTTATGAGAAACAGCGATCAAATGCAAAGATTTTATATCCTTCGTTTCGTAAAGATGATAACTGAGATTATTGTATCCTTAATTGTAGTTATAGGTTGTATTGGAATATATTACGCTATAACAGGAACACCCCCAGGTGCTCGCATTATTGAACAAGAACCACCTACATCTAGTGGATTAGATGATAATCAGGCTAACTTCATGTTTTTCTATGCTACATGGTGTCCACACTGTAAAACAGCACAGCAACCATGGCATTCTATGAAACAGCTTATGAATAATTCAGGATACTCTTATGGAGGTAAAACTGTATCATTTGAAGAAATTAATGCAGAAACAGATAGGGGTAAATCTGCCTTATATAATATTCAATCATATCCAACATTCAAAGTTCAAACAAAGGATAAGATTTATGAAATGGTTGGTAAACCATCAGTCGCTAACTTTAGGGAATTCCTTAAGAAGGCTCTTGGTGATGAGAAACCCTCGCATTGAAACCTCTGCAGTTTTTAGTATATCTTCAACATCAAAGTCATCAATATCAGAATCAGCAAATAGTTTAGGATAAACTAGTTCAACAGTTAACTCAGTCTTATTAAATTCAATGTTATTAATAACACCCATGTTATACACATGACGTATAAAGTCTGTAATTGAAATGTCACCTATTGTTTTAGGAGTAATTTTTAAAGGCAGATGAGTTTTTAATGATAAGATTAAGGCATCCTTATGTAAGCTTCCAATATTTGGGACAAACATGTCGCC